GCTGGCAATGGCCTTCCAATGCGCCGGGTCCATACCAGCTTTGGCGGCTGTAGCGCGAATTGCATCGTTGGCATCGCCACCACCACTGATCGGACCCGGTGGTGTTTCACCCGCACCTGCGCCCGTACCCGGACCAACATCGCTACCGTTCGGAAGCACGTGATAGCCATCAGCGTCACGAAAACTCCGTGGCGTCGCGCCACGTGCGGCTAATCCGGGTCCGCTACTACCGGGACCAGTCGTATAGGCGGCGTTGACGACACCACCACCGCCGGGACCACCCGTTGTCGTACCGAACTCCAGCAAGCTCGTCAGCTTTTTAAGCTGATCGGTGTTTTCATCCATACTCTTTTTTTGTTCTGGCTCCCATGTTTTCCAATTCTGCTGCTCACGCTCAATATTGCGCTGGTTGAAAGGATTGAGACGCTGCCAAAATCCCTCTGGTGCGGGAAGCGTTTTGTTAAGCCCTGAAATCTTGTTGAACTCTTGCTCGATAGTGCCCAGCAATTCGTTCAGTTTTTTTACTCCCGCCATAAGAGCACTATCCTCGCCAATGAACGAGTCTTTTATCAACTCTTTAATACGCTCCCAATGTTTTTCCGCCTCGCCAAGCTTTTCTGAATATTTACTGGCATTTTCAATTCGTTTCGCGTCGGCGGCTTGTTCTTCGGCAGTTAGTTTTGTCAGTACACCAGCACGAGCCAGCAGCAAATCATAACCTTGCTGTTGATAAAACAACCGCTTGTCGTCCGCTGCCTGCAGCGGCTGTTCACCGCGCTTCAACGCGTTCTTTTCGATTTGTTCGCCTTCCTCACGGACAGCATTTAATTTATCAGTGACATCCGTCAGGTTTTTCACCCGCGCGTAATAGGCTTCCATTTGCGGAATTGCTTCGGGCTTGGTTTCCTCAATAGTTTGCTTGCGCGCAAACGGATTACGCATCAGTTCAGCCTGCCGCTGTGCAAATTTGGTAATCGCAGCTTCCGCTTGCTCAGCTTGGACTCTATACACACCAAGTTGTTCCGAAATGTTCTTGATAGTGGCGCCGGGGACTCCAATTTCTTTGCCAAGTTGACCGATGCTTTGCAATCTCCCAGCATACTCGCTCAAATCCTTGAGTTGTCTCTGCAGTTCAAATCCAAACAAGGCTAGCGAGCCAGCAGTCGCCACCAGACCGCCACGAAATGCGCCTAATACCTTGAACGCCGCTTCGCCGGTCTTCGAAAAATCACCAACAAACTTGGTTATCTCTTCAAGTTCTTTCTTGAATTTCTCGACGTGGCGCACCGACGAACCTTCACCAAGATCGCGAATCTGTTCCTTCAGCCCGCGAAGATTGGCGCTTGCATTATCAACCAGCGTGACAGTTAATCTTAGCTCTTCCTGTTCCGTTGCCATCAGTCGTCACTCGCTGACTGTTCAGCTTTTGAAAGTGTATCGGCGTATTTCAAATGCATCCAGACTTCGCTCAACGGCAGCGACAGAAACGTATCAGGACTGCAATGAAAAAACCGCGCAAGGCGATAGCAGTCGAGAATGATTTCTGATTCGCCACCTACCAAGCCGCTGGATCGGGAAGAAAAAAACGTCGTAACCGATAGGCGCAACTGGCCCAATCGCGCGGGTCCATGTCTTCGACAAATGGTTCAAGCACGCCCGCTAGCGCCGCAATCATGTAGGTCATCTTGCGTTCCTCAATCAGAACATCGCCATCCTGATTGACGCGGATCGGGTTGCCGTAACGGGCAATATCGCCTGCTCGCGGTTCGCGTATCTGAACTTCCTTGATCATGTCGCCACGATTGTTGCGGATCGGCTTGTAAAGCAGCTTGATGGTGATCGGCCATTCGTCGGCCACGCGTGCTGTATCTGCCTCCGCTGGCGAAGGATCGATCTCAGGCGGCGGCATGGCCCGATGCGGCTTTTCTGCCGTCGCCTCAATGGTTTTGGTTGGCGGCTTATCCGACTCTGTCTGTTGCGGATCGATGAAACCTTCACGTCGTTGCACGTTCATCAGACGCTTACCTCCTGACAGGTAATGCCTTCCCACCTCACCCTGACCTGTCCATCACGGGTGTTGTTTTCGAAGCCACCTTTGCAGGTACCACCGGTCAAGATGTACTGCATGTTGTTGGCGAGTTGCGCCACCACGGTGACATCGGTTTCGGCGATCAAGTCTTCCAAGAAAAATCCCGGCATCGTGGTGACATCACCTTCGATGTACGGGACTCTCGGCAATTCCTGATAACCGTGAACGCCGTCTTGACCGGCGAGCATGGTGCGCTCGACCGGCGATGGTGATACGGTGAAGTTTCCGCGTAACGCCAGTTGCGTGCCATCCACCGTCAAGAAAGCAACGCCTGCAACTCGTTGTGCCATGTGTTAATCCTCCTTATGGATTGCCCGACGCTGCGTTGAACGGCGGTTGTGGCTGACCAATGATCTGGGTATCAATGCCGCGATCGTACTGCAGTCTGAATTGCGCCAGCACTGCAAAGATGCGCAGTTGGTTGATCAGATCGGGTGGATACAGCACGTTGACCCGGTTGGGATCGTTAGGATCGCGCTCGACAATCAGGTTGCGTTTAAAGGCGCTGAGATTTTCCACCAGACCATTATACATGTCCTGCTGATACTGATTGATCAACTCAGCCTTGATGATGCCGGGTGTTACAATCGCCTGACCCGGTCCAAACTTGGTGCCGTCATCAGCCAGCTTGTGGCGCGGGAATTTGTTGGTAATATTGATTTTCTGGTTACGCAACAGCTTGGCCAGTGTCGCCAGCGTCGTCATGACTTCGTAAGCATCGTCTGGCTGGCCGTAGATGTTCAGTTGATAGTTGGTTTGTTCTCGGGCGATCATCGGCTGATTGTCGCCACCGATCTTCTGGATCGCCATGCCGTTCGAGGCCAGCGCATTGAGTTCGCTGAACCGGAAACGGGCATTGGTCGGTGCCGCCTTGATATTCTGCAGCGTCAACGCCTGCAGCGGTCGTGCCGGATCGTTGATGAACGCACGCTGTGCCTTGGCAGTATACGCCGCCGCCCATTCGAAGACCGGCGATGGACTCAGCACTTCGACCGACATGATCGACATCGTCGGACTGTTCTGCGTATCACCAAACGTCAAGAGTGCCGAATAGGTGCCGCGTTTGGCCGACAGGCAATGCCCGAACAATTCACGTTCCCAACCCCAGCGACCGGTATCACCGAAATTGAATTCCGCGTTCCACGCAAACAGCGAAGTCGAATCAGTATACGGCATCGCGACGTATTCGAACGGCGTTTCGCCGAGATTAGAAATCGCATTGGTGAACAACGGCGTGCCGCTGCCGCCCGACAACTGACCTCCTGAAAAAGCAATCGTCAAACCCGGCGGAGTAATCTCGCCGCCTTGCGTGCCGTAGTAATTCACCAGCATGGTGATGTCATTGGCGTTGACGCTTTTAAACCGGGAAGTCAGCGTCACCACACCAGCCGCCGCGCTGGCCGTCACTGGCAAATCTGGATCGGCGACAATAGCGGCAACGACGGCTGCGGCGATCGTCGTCGGCGTATCGGTTGTGGAAACATTGACCGGGACAACATCACCAGCGATATAGAGCGAAATCGTTCCCGCCGCTGTCGGCGCACCGGTCAACGTGATCGTACCCGTCGCAACGACCGATCCGCTGGCTTCGGCAACCGGCAGCCCCCAGACTTCATTGGCAAAATTGTTGGCAAAAAACGCCGCGAACATGCGCGACAGTTCACCGCCTTGACCAAACGCAAGATCGGCCTGCGCTTGGCTGGCGATCGGCACCGCAATATCCTGCGGGGCTTGGCCACCTGCCAGCTTGGTACCCACCAGCAACGCACGCAGATTGATGGTCGGAATGCCAGCCATACTGGGATCGATTTCGACCCAATAAAGTGGGACTTTGATATTTGCCGGAATGTTGGCAAAACTGATCGGCATTTTCTTGCTCCTATCAAAAATTCCCCTTATATTCTAGGGAAAAGTTACTGGTTCGTAGTTAACCCATGGGAGAACTCAATGCCACGCGCCACACGAGCTATTGTCTATTGGCTGTATGACGAAACCTGCATCGATCCGAAACAACACGGTTACGTTGGTATGACGGTTGATTGGCCACATCGAATGCATAGGCATCGATGTGAATCCGATTTTCTACCAAAGCAATTTCAAGGACGTGTCTTATTCGAAGGCACGATTAACCAGTGCCTAGATTATGAAACTGAGATGCGCCCAACGGCTGGCATTGGTTGGAATCGCTTACCGGGCGGATTAGGCGGACACGCTTCCAAAGGTATCCCAAAATCCGCAGAACATCGCGCCAAAATCGCCGTCGCTTCTTTAAAACGTTATGAAAAGAAAACGGAGCACGAAAAAACAAGTCGAGCGGTTAAGAGAGGTCTGAAGCACATCGATCGGTCGGGAACGAACAATAGTCACTTTGGCAAATCATGCTCAGAAGAAACCAAGCAGAAGATGCGCGACGCGATAAAGCGTCGCGGTGGCGTGAATGGCGAAAACAATCCGAACTATCGCCACGGTCGCTACACCTAACGGCCCGCACTTTCGCCTGTACTTTGCGTGGCCGGTTGCTGCTGTCCTTCCGCTGGCTGCGACTCAGGCTGCTGCGGCTGTTGTCCTTGTCCCCCGCGCTCAACGGTGATATCGCCATCCTGCTCGCGCCGCAACGTGAAGCCATCATCAGGCCAATCGGCAGCACCATCTTTAGGGAAACCACCGCCGCGCGGATGCACAATGAGACTGCGAATATCCTCGCTGGTCGGCGTCACTTTGACGGTCTTGCGTTCGGCTTTTTCGGCTTCGCGAATTTTTTCCAGACGCTTGTCGATCGACAATCCGCGCAACGATGCTTTTGAAACACCCATGAGTCTTCTCCTGACTGGTTTAACATCCCTTGCAAATATCCGGCGGTCGCGGCGGCATTGGCGGCATCGGATCAATCTGGCTTGGCCGTTGTGGCGTATTCGGATTAGCCGGTACGTTGTTATCGAAGGGTGTGAAAGGGAGGCCCGGACCCCACCAGACAACTCAACAATCCGAAGATCAGATACACCACCATGATGGCAACGATGGCCCACAGCACGATCATGATGATCTGACCAACCACCGGCATGCCGGTCATGCTGGTCAACCACGGCACCAACAGCTTGATACAGGCCACGATGGCACCAATAATAATCAGCCAGACGATCAACTGCTCAAGAAACCCGAGAGTAAAACACGGCATGGCTATATCTCCCTACCTGCCAGCGGCACTGCCATGACCAGCGGCAACACCTTGCGCACTAATTCTCGAAGTGCTGATCGCAGTTGCTACGCCCCTACTCACAGCAACCCCTTCCGGAATGAACTCGTAGACCACCTTGACTTGCTGGATAGCCGCCTGCTCTTCGGGAGTGCCGCCGATTGGAAAAGCGGTCGTTACCGTGATGCGCTCCAGATCAGGAAACCCGTAGGGATACCACATGCTCTCAAACTGGAACGTCAGATCGAGCACGCGTTCGGCGACCGGCGTTTCATTCCGGCTGCCCGCCAGCCCATAACGCGGCTTGCTGACACGCCCGCGCGGAATCCCCTTGAGCGCTACGCCGGTTGCGGTATCGAACGCGTTGGTCAACGCATCCGTCCGAAACAATGTCCGCATGATGTGCCACGACACGCTATCAAGGTCTTGCAGCAATTTGGCGCTGTCGTTGTTGCGTAGAATAATCTGAAACCCGACCTGCAGATTATGTGTGAACGTGATCGCGGTTACGTTGAAATCACCGACCGGCGTCAACGGTTCATCGTTGATGAAAACCCCGAGAAACGGCACCTGACTCCACAACTCGACCGGCAATGCCGACGAAATTCGCGTCAGCGTGAAATTGGCAAAGAACGGATCGGCCGAAAGTAATTTGAACAGCCAATCCACCAACACCCACGAATAACTTTGCGTGTCGAAAATCGTGCCGGTGTCACCAGTATTGAAATCTTCCGGCGGCATTCTCATCGAACACCCCCGATCACCGCAGTCTGAAACGGTGGTTTATAATCGCGAATTGTCAGCGAAATTTCACCGCCATCATTCCACGCCGAATCAGTAACCTCGAAAATGCCTTCCGCCGGAATATTGCCCTCTGCAGGAATATCAATCCGATCGCCCTGTACCGGCGTAACCCCGAATTCGATCACGCGAATATCCAGAATTGTTTCCTGATCCGACATCGTCACCATGCCCATGTCGGTCTGGATCGCCGTACCCCGCGAAAGCAGAATACCGCGCGCAGCATACGGCGCAGCGCCCGGCTGCGATGCCACCGGATACACCGTGATGCCACGCGAAAACATATCGAAGCAATGCAGATAGACTACCGTGGAGAAATCTATCGCCATTTTATTGTCTCATAAAACATCGCGACCAAACGCGTATGAAACTTGTCGAACAGTTCAGGCCGTAGAATCGGATGGCGCAGTGCCGACTTTATCAATCGCGGCATCGACGACAGCGGTTTCGTTTTTCGTGTCGCAACTGGATGCCCGCGATGCGGATGCGTCTGCTCGTAAGTGCGCGAACGCGGATAGACCATCGTCGAGGCGTTAACTTCCTGCGGATCACTGGCGTCGAGTTCGGTTTCAGGAAATTTCCGATGCATATCGATCGCCTGCCAATCGGTCACGCCTTGCGGCATCTCCGTCTGGCCAAACGCTTCGATCCGCGTCAACATGGTCTCGAAGCGCTGCACGACTGCATCGGTGTTTAGGCTAGCCTCTAGCATGGCAAACGAATGTAGTGCGAGAGAATGCTATCGACCCGCTGCAACGTCGGTGACTTGCCAAGCGTCCGCAGCAAAATTGCATTCGGATCGAAAAACGACACCATCGCTTCCTTGTGCCGAATCACCCGAATGCCTGCGGTCTGGGCCTGCGTCATCAGGATACGTTCTTCGCGGATCAGCAACACCACGGCATGTTTCAACGGCAGCGGAGTCTCGGTCGGCAGATTATAGCCGCCGCTGTAATGCACCACGACCGGATCAGCCCAAGGCGTCGCCATTGGACCGCCAAACAAAATATTAGACAACTTGCCGGAAGCTTCCTCGATCTCGTACTGACCGGGCGCCAACACCACGCCACCAGTCGATACGCTTTGAATGTCCGCCGCCTTGACTGGCCAATGCGACAAGAACAATCGACCGTTCATGGTCTCACGCCACGTCTCGCTGACTTCCTCGTAACCAATCGTCACCGTCGGATGCCGGTTAAGCCGTTCGGCAATTTCCTCCGAGAACATCGTAATCAGAGACGACACCAATACGTCTTGCGACGTATCGGTCGCATTGATGTTAAGCAACAGCTTGGCTTCGTTCAGCGTCAGCAGATCAGTCGTCGTTGCTTTGGTAAGAACATCGACCGTGTAATCAGCCATGGCTAACCAACATCGTTTTGGAATTGCTCGAACAGGCCACGCAGTTCCAGCGTCGGCCCGCGTGACCCGTCACTCATCAACGGAATAGCCACGAAGTTTTCGCGGTCGATGGTCCAGCCTTTGAGCGCGAGAATCTTTCCCGGTTCGCCCGGCAAACCACGCTCGCCTCTTTCACCGACAATGCCACGCTGACCCTGCCGCGCAATCAGTTGCCAACCATCGCCGGGACAGTCGCCGGGTCTGTCACGACGCGCAATGAAGCTGCCACCGTTGACCGCAACGATATCAAGCGCCTGATATTTTATATCTGGATCAAAAGTGCCACGAACTTGTGGAGTCTGGGCGTCGAGACCACCAGCCGCGATGCAAATCCAGTCTTCGCCTGATCCGGGTCGCTGGCTGGTATCCTTGAGCGCCTGATAGGTTCCGCGATCGTGACGCACCACGTCGCTGTCATAGAACACGGTTTCCGGCTGCCACAGCTTAACCCGTGGCAGTTTGCCGGGCACACCGTCAGCGCCCTGTTCACCCTTAAGCCCGATAGGCCCTGTATCGCCTTTAGCGCCCGCTGGACCGCGTTCGCCGGGATCACCCTTGGTGCCCGCTTCGCCGCGTTCACCGCGCGCACCGGGTACGCCCGGCTCACCGCGCGGCCCTTCCGGGCCAATGGCGCTTAATCCATCTCTACCATCATCGCCTTTTTGGCCCTGCGGCCCTTGCTGTCCCGGCTCACCGGGCTCGCCGCACGGTCCTTCCGGGCCAATAAGACTTAGTCCATCTCTTCCATCGATGCCTTTTTGGCCTTGCGGACCTTGCGGCCCTTGCTGGCCCGCTTCACCGCGCTCGCCTTTGACGCTGTCGCCCTTTTCACCACGCGGGCCTTCTTTGCCTTCTTTGCCTTCTTGTCCTTTTTCGCCATGTCCAGTTTCTCCCTGTAATCCTCGCGGTCCTTGTGAACCCGGTAATCCTTGTAAACCTTTTTCACCGCGCTCGCCAACCGGGCCGATGATGGATGCCCCGTCGCGACCATCCCGCAGCTTCGACAACCGTTCAAAAATCTTGGCTTCAACTTCCAAAAATTTCTGCTGCAACAGCCCTTCGTGACTGCGCTCAAGCTCGACAATTTTTGCCCGCAGTTCGGCAATCGTCTGCGCCGCCTGCGCTTCGATCAGCGCACGTTCACGCTGCCATGCCGCACACTGCTGCGCCATCGCATCGATCAGCGCCTCGCGCCACGCGTCAATTAAAACGTCGGTTGATTCGGGCGACGCCATCGAGGATTCGTCGAGTCTCACGTCGTACATCGTCATCATGCACCTTTTGCGGTGGTGACGGTTTTGGTTTCAGATCAATCGGCGCGGCTGGCGGCGATCCGGGTGCTGGCGGCGGATGTGGCCCGGTCGTGCCACCGGAAGCACCGGGGACAATTCCTGCCGCCGCTTCCAACGGCACCACTTGTTGCTGCACACGCGGGCTATCACCGTACGGAACGCTATCGAGGTCTTCGCGATTGCGCGCCTCATTGGGCGCATAGATGCCGCCCAGGACGCCATCCTTGAGCGCCGCAATACGATCCTTCATCGCAGAT